TTGACCATGGTTGTCTTACCAAGGCCAGCGCCGCCAATCAACATTGGCACGATGTATTGAGCATCACGCCCATCGGACAGATCCATGTTGAAGTTGATTGAACTCTCAACGATGGTTTGTGCTTGTGATAGTTTCATTGGTTGTCTCCTCAGACTTTACAAAAATTTGAATAGTGTGACGCTTAGGCGGGTACACACTTCTAGTCAGGATCTTTTGATCAATCCCCTCGCGGGTTTCAGCTTCCGCATATCTGCGATAGTTGGTGCCCCACTCTTCCCAAACTGCCCAGTACATCAAAGCGCCATCATCACGATGACCATGAGAACCATGGCAGCGGTAAAGGCCATCCCAGACAGGAAGGCCTCTACAAATATCAGGCGTTTCTCACGCCGTGAGATGCGACTGTTCATGAATATTGCTCCTCTGCAATTTCGTCGAACAAGCAATAAAACTTGTCAACATCCCAGTTGTTTGGAGCCAATTCCATGAAGGCATCGGCATCAATAAAGCTCCAGTTGATTGACCCGTCAGGGTTCAAGTTCTCTGCCATAGCAACAGCCTTCGCCATTGCAGCGGTCACGGTTTCATAGCTAATCATGGTTGATGCTTGCCTTTCCATTTGCCGTTGAAAATCAATCTCACTCTCTGTCATATCACCCCTCGATCCGACCATATTCCCGACAGGGCGCATCCCCGTCATGTACAATTTCAATCAATTTGAATTGCTCACCCTTGGACTCCATCGCGCCCAAGAACATTGACATGTGGCAATCCCCTTCAAGGTAGAGGGTTGGCACAAACAATTCAGTGACCCGCGCAAAGCTGTAATGCGCGAAGTCTTTTAGCGTCAGGCCAAGCCGTAAGGCATCAGCCAAGGGCACTTCCAAATAACCGTGCCCAGCATCAATGTGATAGGTGTATTTTTTCATTCCTCACTCCTCTTTTAAACCATCCTTGCGCCGCTTTGCAGGGGCGCAAAAAAAGTTCAAACGAACTTAATGCACACTTAGATTGTAGACGTCCGGCCTATCTCTTCACCATTGATTATGGATAGTGAAAGCTAAAAGATTTTAACTCCTAAGTGTGCACTATTCTTTACGCAGCGAACTGCGCCATCACGGCATTAACGTCTTGGTTCTCTTCAGACGCAGCAGCCTCAGCAGCCTTAGCTGCCTCAGCATTACGGTAGGCAGTACGCGCAGCCAAAAGCTCCCGCATGATATCCTCGAACTGCTCAAGCTCTGCGTCATCAAGGCCATCCTTGAACACGTCACCCTGAACCGCGTTGCCCTTGTCGTCCTTCTTTGTGGACCACTTGCCGACAACCTGTTCAGCCAGCCGCTGGGCTTTGGACTTGCCGCCCTCACCTTTGACCAGCTTCGCCAGCTTGTTCTCGCTGTCGATATTGTGGGTCTCAAAGAACTCGCCAACCATGGTGGCAGTGGCGTTAGCCATGCCGCCGATCTCAAAGTGCCGTATCGCACCGACTGAGTTCTCCATGTAACGCTTGATTGTGGCCTCTTTCAGACCAGCAACAGCGAGGGCTTCCCGCACTTGTTTGGACGCAGCGCGGGGCAGGTTGCCCTTGACCAACTTGACAGGGGCAAGCGCGGCAATAAGCTCGCAATAGGCCCCGATCTTGTGACCGTTGGCAACCTCGTTGTTTGCCTTGTTGTCGGCCTTCAGAGAGCCGATCTGTTGCTCCGCTTTGCCGATCAGGTTCACGGTTGCGTCTTGGATTTGAAATGCTGATTTTGTCATCTGTATCTTCCTTCTAGGCTGACAATGTTATGGGCGATTTTACCCTCAATCCCCCGCATGATCACGGGGGATGTAGTGTAAAACCTTATGCTGCGTTGGTTCCTATTATGTGACCAAGCACCATGACCTTCTGCATCATGGCGCTGACGTGAAAGATGTTCTCAGGATCAAATGTTTCCATGAAATCCTCATGCAGGAACTCATCACATTTCAAGCTGAAACATCTGCCATCTGGCATAGCCAGATAGTAATGCCAGTCGTAGACTTTGTTTGATGCTTTGATTGTCAAGCAGTGCTCACCCATATCACCATTCATGGTGATGGTCATGCTGATGCCCAGCTTGTTCACGCCAAGCAGTTTTGCAGTAATTGAGGCCATGGTAGTTTCTCCCTTCAAGAGGTTGGATAGATTTGATGATCAGCCAAATCGGCTGCGGTGAATTGCTCAAGCATTTGATTTTCCTTGAGCATGTCGATCACGTCATCCCACGACATGTAGGCCAAGCAAGCTTGCAGCATTTGCCGCTCGCTGAACGTGTAGGTGGCAGCATTGGGATCGACTAGGCTCATCGCCAGATCTCTGGGTGTATTCATGGTTTCCCCTTTCATCCAAGGTGGTAAGCAGCGGCAAGTATCGCTGCGTTGATGGCTGCAACCAAGGCAACCTTGTGTATCAAGGGCAGCGTCTCTGCCCAGATGTAAATCGCAATAATAATTTTCAGAAGATGACACCCCCTCACGAAACAGAGTTTTTGATAGCAGCCAGAAAACCAGCCAGTTCAAATGCAGCCTTGACAGCATTGCCATCGGCGGCAGACATGCAGAACGATGCGAAGCAGTCAATCGCGGTGACAGCCGCGTCAGCGTCTTTAATAAAAAATCTGGTCATCCTTAAACCTTTCAAAACTGAACCATCCAAGCACCAGCCCACAGCCGGTGCTTACAAAGTTTAGTTCACATTGTGGGCTTCAAAGCGTCACTACTACTGCAAGCTGGTGTTCTCTACATTCAACCGCCTCACTAGCCCGTTTCCCAGTGGCGGCACTCGCAGCGTTTACGTTAGTCTCTGAAATACTCCCACACGTTTCAGGGTTCACTTTACTTTGAAGATCCTCGTATTGAGCGTGTCATCTGATCGAAACCCTAGCGACCTCGCGGTCAGGAATGCCAAACTGGAGCGATTGCCATGGGCCTTGCGGCGTTGTCCGTCGAGGGCTGTGAGCGCTGGGCTCGTTGCCCCCCCGACTTCGATTACCCTTATGACAGCTAAAGGCTCCCTTGTCTACCCCTAATGTTGATTAAAGTTACCTTAGCACTAAAAGCCTTTAAAAGTAGGGGTTTGGCTGGTATAAAAAGTGCAATAGAACTTTTGCAGCGAGGATCCAGATGGACAAGCAGCACGTCAAATCAGGGGTGATTCGCGGGGTGATTCGTTGGGGAAGGGATGCAAGCTGCTAGTGGGGTGTAATAATACCACCCACTGAAAACATTGAGAAAAAAGGGCATGAGATGAAAAAAACACCGACAAGCAGCACGTCAAAAGGCAAGCCAAAGCTCACGGTTGTAGCTGCCAGTGAACCAAAGAAAACCCGCAAGCGATCCCCTAACGCTGGAGTAAGTCAACTGACAGACAAACAGGAAGCTTTCTGCATGGCGGTCATGAGTGGCAGCAGCTTCTCAGAGGCCTACAGAGCCGCGTATGATGCAGAGAACATGGCAGATGCTACAGTGCATAGGGAAGCTTACAGACTGGCAGCAGAGAACCCCAAGGTTTCAACTAGGCTAGAGCAGATGGCTGTGGAGAAAGAAGCAGAGCAGCGCGTGTTGGGCCTCTCTCGAACAGATCTGGTTTTGAAACAGCTACAAGAGATTGCGCTAAACGAAGACGTGCAGGATGGCGCAAGGGTGCGGGCCTTGGAATTGCTTGGCAAGAACTGCGGGCTATGGATTGATCGTGTGGAAACCACTGACAAGGCGGAGCGCAGCGCGGATGAGATCGAGGCGGATATCGAGGCACGGCTCAAGCGGCTTGGCATGTGAAAAAGAAGTGCTATTGAACTTTTGCCTCGCACACGCACAGAATTAAAAGGAGTTTTACCCCCACCCACCCCCGACCACCCCCCGCGAGCGCGCCCGATTATTCTGACCATACATAGTATTACACACAAATAATCTCAAAATCTGGTGAAACAGAGACCCCACCCTATGAATACCCCAACTTTTTTCATAAAACAGCAAATTATATATTTACTACTATTATATATCAGGTATAGATAAGTTATATATCTGTTAAAGGTATATAACAGTTAAAGGTATATAACTGTTTACCTGATATATATAGGGGGAACGGCTTGCGAGATTTAAGTCAAGTTCTGTCTCAGATATCAAAGCTCCCACCCAATGAGAAAGCTGCCCTTCTCAAGGATCTTGAAGCTCTTGAGGATGTGCAGAACAAGAAGAAAGCTAAGGAAGACTTCATTTCCTTTGTGAATCTCATGTGGCCTAGCTTTATTAGTGGGCGGCATCACCAGAAAATGGCGAGTGCGTTTGAACGTGTTGCTAGTGGCGAGTTAAAACGTCTGATTATCAACATGCCACCCCGTCATACCAAGTCAGAGTTCGCCTCTTACTTACTGCCAGCATGGTTTCTAGGAAAGTATCCTGAAAAGAAAGTCATTCAAACCGCCCACACTGCTGAGTTGGCAGTTGGATTTGGTAGGAAGGTGCGGAACCTCATACAATCTGAGGACTTCCAGAACGTGTTCAGCGGTATAACTCTGTCATCTGACTCCAAAGCGGCAGGAAGGTGGAACACAAACAAGCGCGGTGACTACTTCGCCATTGGTGTTGGTGGGGCAGTTACTGGTAAAGGTGCTGATCTCCTCATTATTGATGATCCTCACTCAGAACAGGATGCACAACAGGGGCAATTCAACCCAGAAGTCTATGATCGTGTGTATGAATGGTACACATCTGGCCCACGTCAGAGATTACAGCCCGGTGGTGCCATCATTGTCGTGATGACACGCTGGTCACTGCGAGATCTGACTGGGCAGATCATGAAATCTACAGGAAATAAGAAAGGTATGGACGAATGGGAGGTCATTGAGTTCCCAGCTATAATGCCTTCGGGCAAACCCCTCTGGCCTGAGTTCTGGTCAATGGATGAACTGGATGCTTTGAGGGCAGAACTTCCACCTTCAAAGTGGAATGCCCAATATCAACAAAATCCCACGTCTGAGGAAGGGGCGCTTATCAAGCGTGAGTGGTGGAGAGAGTGGGATAGACCCAACCCACCCCCCTGTGAGATCATATTGCAGTCTTGGGACACCGCATTCCTCAAGACACAGAGATCTGACTATAGTGCTTGCACCACATGGGGGGTATTTTACCA